CTAAACTCCGCCATGCTCTTGGTGGCTTCAGTAAGAGCTGTACCGAAGTCATTTGTATTGGCCTTGACCTCCACAAATGATGCAGCTAATCCCTCGGACTCTTTGTTTAGTTTATTGGCAATATCGGCCATACCAGATCTCTACAGTTGTGAATATATGAATGTACAAAATAAATATCCCTCTACCATAAAAACATAGTAAAGGGATAAATATATTAATCATTTTTTTGATTTCGGCCCAGACGATCTTGACATCTGTTTGTTGGCCTTTTCTTCAGCCTTTCGCTGCTCTTCCAATGTCCAATTAATTCTTTTTATCCACCATGCTCTTAAGTTAATTGGCATATTATACGCGTCTTGAAATGATACTTTTCCATGATACACTATGTCAAATAACTCTTTATAAAAAAAATCTTTATTAGTCTTCAGGCCAAAAGAAGCCGACCGAAATCGGCACATCCACCTCCCCTCGGTGTCCACAATGAGCACATTCAAAATCTTGTTTCATATCAATATCTGGAGTATTATCTTCCATATGCTTTCTTAGTGCTCGGGAGTCCCTAACATTAAGTGAGTCTACATAACTATTAATAAGAGATGGGTCATTACTTCCATCTATAGAAACGATTGTGTTCTTAAGTCTCGTAGTAACATTTCTATCAACAGGAGAGTTGGTTGTTCTTTTGATCCTATCCTGCGCATCTGAAATTTCTTTTTCTTCTGCACTATTAAGAAACTTGAATTCTATATGAGTACCCGATGGTAACTGCAAATGAAATCTATTTTCACCCTCGGACAAAGGTTTAATATCTAAAGTTTTCATTTGAAGTTGACTTAAGTCAAACTCATACTTAGAAGTTTCTTCACATGAAGGACAATCAATCTCCACCTTATAATCGGCTCCGTATCCACTTACTCTTAAAAATGTAATAAGTGCATTCTTATCTCCCGACAGAAGTTCTTCTGGATTTATTCTTTTATCCAAAATACAATTCTGTAAAACTGCATCAATAGCCTTACCGCTTCGCAATAAGGATCTTGACGTAAGAATATCTTCGTCAGCTGCGGTCATATATCTTACTTCAATTTCTTTAAGATTATGTAACGGAGAGTTGGGAGGATAAACCAAACCAAATGACGGAAGCTGTACAAACTCGGTTGGAACTCTGAAAGCGGAGGCCTCATTGGCCACCGCTCCCATTTTTTGAGCCCGTTCAATACCTGCCATTTCTTCTGGAGTTAAAACTTCTTTTTCTTCTTCTTTTTCTTTTTTTGATTCTTGCAAATCAACATTAATTTCGGTCATTCAATTTTGCCCTTCTTAAAAAACATTTAAAAACTATAAAACATACTTTAGTATCTCAATATACACTCATCCATACGAATAGTAATATCAATAGGCATTACTTCACTTGAAGACATATCATAATCACCAAACGTCGCATCAGTAATAAAAGCGCCTCTGATTTCCCATCTTTCTACTGCAGCACCAACAGGATCAAGGGCGATCAAACTAAAATTCTTTTTATAAAAAGCTGCATATCCATCTCTACCAGAAATTGTTTCATGTGCCAATCGAGCCCACTCCATAACCTTCTGAGCCGCCGAAGGGGCAATGGGATCATGTAGACCGATAGACATTGTGTTCCACTCAAACTTACCAGCCAAATAGCGCTTGGTATTTAAGTAATCAATCGTGACAGTTTCTTGTGTAAAAGATGGCCTAGCCGCTGTACGTGCGATATACGCCGGAAGAGTGTCATCATTAAACTGAAACAAAAATCTATTTTGTCTCTTAGGTTCAAATGTATCTGCCAGCATCGCGTTGACTTCAAAAGGCTGTGGCATTCTAAATCTCCATCTTCATTTTAATTTTAATAAACATCCTACAATAAATACACTACTCATTAAAAAAATATAACGAGATGGGGCCGAAACCCCATCCCATTAAGTTTTTTACTCACTAAAAGCTGCGCCGTTAGGTGTGACGGTGAAGTCAAAGATAACGATTTCAGCTGCGGTGGTGGGCTTCAAGAAGATCTTACCCTTGATAATGTTTCTATCAATCAAGTCTGGTGTGGTAGTGGTTTCATCCAATACCGCTCTAAACTCATTAACACCGTTAGCTGCCTGTACACTAGAGAGATAATCATTAACTTGAGTTAATAGACGCTCTCTTGTCGCAACAGAGTTAGGTTCAAAGATGAAGAGTCGTGAGAATCCAGCAATGGTCTTGCGAACCTCAATCATCATACGGCGAACATTAATTCTATCCAATACAGATTGTTTTACCTGTAGAGTTTTCTGACCAAAGACCACAATACCCTGACCTGGGAATGTAGCGATTGGGTTAACATTATTAGTATAAAGATCGTCACGCTGACCCTGTGTCAATCTTCTTCTAACTTCAAGTACTTCGTCCAAGCCACCACGATTAAACCCAGCAGGTGCGAACCATGGCTGAGCTACTCTATCATTGAATGCGTAAGCGCCCATAACAGCTACCGAGGGAGGAACCCAAACGAGCTTGTCGTTATCAATATCATTGATACGAACCCACGGATAATAAGTAGCACCATAGTTTGAAGTATACTTAGCTGCTTCTGTCTGTGCATTAACAACCGACAAGGCCAAACCTGCACCAGTGGCTGTAGTGTCTGCAATATCAATAATACCAAACGCATCGGCTCTTGTTGAACACATATCCAACAATCTTTGAGTAAGTGAACCACCGGCCGAAGATGTAATACCTGGCATTGCAATCAAATTGAAATCAACTTCATCGGGGTTAGCTAGAATCTTAATGGCTGTATTAAAATCACCAGAAAGTGTATCAGTACCAGTAGACTGCTCGGTCTCTAACTGATTCTTGCGAGGATCAAAACCATCCCAACCACCAAACATAGGTGTAGTAAATCTTACCTTATTACTGGTAGAGAAATTACCAGAGTTAGAGCCAACTTGATCAATATAGGTATACTGAGCAGATATGGCAGTGTTTATGGCACTTGCAGCACCGCCGACATCTGTACTATTAGCAAAAATCAAAATACCATGATCTGCACTAGTAGTTCCAGAGGCTGAAGTTACTGTTCTCTTTAGTCTATCACTAATACTCTTCCTACCCATATCATCAACACCAATGAAGATACGACCATCAACAGCATTATTACTGTTTAGATGATTACTCTTTACCGGTAGTACGGCTGCACTTAGAGTTTGACTACCACTAACACCGCCATACATATTAGAGCTTACTCCTTGGAATCCTGCAGGTCTGGCGGCCTCAGGTGCGGTATCAGCCATGGTAATCTTTACATACTGTGATTTGTTAGGATAATCACCATTATATAGTACTTCGGGTGGATCTTGAGTAAGATCAAACGCTGTTGTTCTGTCACCAATAACTCTAGCAATATAGTTTTTGTTATTGGGGTCTAGATTAACATCTGTAAAAGTTTCTAATACAATGGGCTCTTCATCTGTGTCATTAGCCATTCTAACAGCTACTGTAAAGGCTGGATAGGAACTAGCTGATGTCTTAATGTCTACATGGGATATAGCGATCTTATATTGATTGTTAGTGTTATTACCGTCAGCAAGGCTCGTAAACTTAAAGAGTTGATGAACAGTTCCACCAAAGTTTTGAGAAACAATCCAAGGTGTAGCTGCGCCAGTAAACCCACCTGTCACCTCTTCAAAAGCATCTGCAAGAGCGCTAACACTTGACCATTGACCTCGGCCGGTATCTCCGGATACAGTTGATCCGTCTGCGGGGGTTGAATAACTAAAAACAGAATCTACATAAAATCCGGTAAGTCTATCACCATTATTAGATTGAATGGGATCAGTTCCCAATACTTTTTCAATGTACCCAGCATCGGCAGGGACGAGAGAAAGACCCTCAACTGTCTCTCCACCAGCAGACAATGAGAAATCTCCATGACTACCACTCATTGCAATATCACCCAATCCAGATGCTCTTCTTCTAATAGTAGCATATACAGTATTAGATGAAGACAAACCAGCACTTGCAGTTTGGCCTGCTATACCAGTGTTGGGGAAGGCAATGACACCAACTTGACCAGCATTAGCGGTTCCCTTACCAAGAACCCTAACAACTGTCAAAGGTGCTCCATTTCTAAGATACGACTTAGCGGCATAGGGCATATATTTGGTAGGATCAGCTCCACCAAAAGTATTCCTAAATTCGCTAAAATTATTTACCCGAATTGGTCTAAACGCAGGGCCCGATACAGTACGCCCAATGAGGGCAGCACCAATCGTACCAGCTCCAGCGGGTACGAAAGTATCATCAATTTCCTGAGTATAGACGCCGGGCGAGACAAATACTTCGGCCATCTATTTTCTCCATCTATAAATGTTATAAAGCTGTATAATTCTTGAGACTCAAGGAGTCAGTAGAAAGATATACATAGTTTTTTGTTCATATAGAGAGTTAAACTTTAAACAATTACAAAAGAACCTATAAAACTCCTAAAATAAATATTAACCAAAAACTTGCTAAAACATTTATAGATGGAATAATTTAGATTATAGAGCCACTTCTTCGTCTTCTGATGCCTCATCAGACGTAGCAGCCTCTACTGGCTCTTCACCAGTAATACTCTGAATAAGAGCATTGGCATACTAAAGAGCGCCAGCGTTAGTACTTAGGTTGTTACGAACAGTTGTCAATTGTTCTTCAAGTTGAGACCTTGTAGCACTCAAGTTTGCAACCGCCTCAGAGAGACTCTTCTGTTGTTCTAGCAAAGTCTCCAAGCTGATAGAATTATTATCTGCCATTACTTCCTCCTTTTGTTATTTAAAAAAACCATCGGTTTTCGATAGTATTCAGTTTTATATTTTTCATACCCAGCCTTAAATGCTTCGTATGATTCTTCTAGCTTACCAATAAATTCTGCAGATACTCCAACATAATAATAACTTTGATACTCTTCGGGATATCTACGTAATCTATCTTTTGCTAACTCATAATAATAGGGTGCTTTGTCTTTCATATTAAGCTTACCCCAATGATGTATAATCAAGTCTGTCTTTATGTACTTAAAACCCCCTCTATATAGAGAGTTATAAAGAGTTTCGTGAGTATTAAACTCAAAAAATATTCTTGGATCATTTCTAAACAATCTTATACATCCATCATCAACAGCAAAATCATAACCTTTATAAGCTGGAACCTTTTTAACTCCAAACTCTTCTCTACCTACTGGAAGATATCCTCTTTGCTTTACCACAAAGGCATCTATGCCTTCCATCTTTACTGCTCTACTTATTTTTTCTATATTCTTCGAGTCTATTTCTTCATCTGAGTCCATCCGAAATACCCAATCAGATTCAGCCAATCTTAATCCAGCATTGAGTGGTGAAGAATAGCAGTCGTGCCAAGGATAATATAAAACCTTATAATTTCCTGACTCTTTAACCTTCTTGTTCCCTGTCACGACTACTATGACCTCATCTACTACGCTCTCACAGCTTTTAATAATGTTTTTTACTTTTATAAACTCATCTTTACACATTATCACTAGAGCGATGGACATATAAGGTATCTCCTTCTTGTTTTACAGGCGTTTTTGAGTTCCTATATTCCTCATCTGCCATATCTGCGGTTACTATATCAATAGTACCTAAATGACTCGTAGATAAATGAGCCACTACATCCGCATATATTAAGGCAGGGAGACCTGCTGTGTTATACTGAGATACATAAGATACAAATCCAGCTAAAAATGCATCCCCAGCCCCTATAGAGTCTACAAAACTTTTATTCTCATCTTTCGTAAAACTAATTGTTTGTTCTAAGTCTTTCAGATAAGTTACGAACCCTGCATCACCCTTAGTAATAACAACATTACAGTTATTATTTTTAGAAATGATTTTGGCTATATTTTCATTTGTCTCATCTACACATTCTTGAGCCGTCTTAAGATTAATCTTTAACCAATCAGCATTTTTATGCTCTGGATAAACAAAATTTGTATCTACAAAAACAGTTACATTCTCTACTTCTCTACTTTTTTCAATAATATGGACAACATCTTCTCGCTCAACAGTACCTTTATGGTAGTCAGAAATAACTACAAGGTCGTTGGGTTCTATATCACTTATAAGTTCATCAATTACTTTTGCGTCGTGTGTTACAGTGTCATCTTCATCCTCTCTCAAAACAAATTGGCCATCTACATAGTATCTTATCTTTATTGGAAATCTTTCACCAGTATAATAAAAATGTACATCTGATTCACAAAGCGACTTTATATTTCGCACCAGATTGCCGGCCCCGCCATCAACCATTTCTTCTCGTTCACTTTCTACGACAAGAGCAGCGTTGTTAGCGGGGTCGGATCTGAGTGGACTTAAAAACCTATAGCGATCCGTTAATAAATCACCAATTACAAGTATTCGATTCACTTAGATGCAGCGATGCTTACCTTGCGATAATCGGTCAACAACTTCTTCAACTCAGTCGCAGCCTTACGAGCACGCGTTCCAGCGGCCTTGTTACCACTAGCATTCTTTTCGTGATTCGATTGAAACTCTTCCAGAACTGTCTGGATTTGATTGTATGATTCTTGTACTGCCATTTTACTCACCTCCTTTGGTAATGTAATAATTCTCTAACACTAAAACATCAATGTTAGAGTTGTTAAATGTTCTTACAGCATCCTTGGGAGACTCCACAATTGGTTCTCCACCAAGATTGAACGATGTATTTAGTAAAACAGATACTCCTATCTTATCTTTAATGCATTTTAATAATTTATAAACTTTACTGTTTTGTTCCGCATTGACCGTCTGTATTCTGGCGGACCCATCTTCGTGTGTTATTCCCGGTAAATTGTCAACTTTTACCTTGTAAGACATCAACATGTATGAGTTAGCTTCTGTCTCTATAATATCAAAATACTTGCTGGCATCGTCTGTGGCAACGATGGGGGCGTATGGACGCCAATACTCCCGATACTTTACTTTGTCGTTTAGATGGGATTTGGCAAGCTCCCAGCAGGGGTTAGTAAAGATACTACGGTGTCCCAACGCTCTGGGCCCGAATTC